CAGCGCGTGTAGCACTATCGGCAGTATCAGCGTGTGTAGCACTATCGGCAGTACCAGCATGTGTAGCACTATCGGCAGTGTCAGCATGTGTAGCACTATCGGCAGTATCAGCGCGTGTAGCACTATCGGCAGTATCAGCGCGTGTAGCACTATCGGCAGTATCAGCGTGTGTAGCACTATCGGCAGTGTCAGCATGTGTAGCACTATCGGCAGTGTCAGCATGTGTAGCACTGTCTGCAGTATCAGCGCGTGTAGCACTATCTGCCGTTACAGCACTTTGCGCTTTACCTGTTATGTCAACATTTAATGTACTATCGCACGGTTTAAACTCACTGTCTTCTAAATAAATAGGCAACCCCGAATTTCCTACCGTGCCAGAAATGATATTACCCAACTGGTCTACTATTTTACGCGTTTCACTATCTCTTATTGGGATTTTTTCTCCCTTTAAATTAAAAGTATCAACGTACATATTATCCCACCTTTATTGTTTTCGTTTCACTGCTATAACTGTGTGTGTCTGATGTAACAATTATTTCTTTAGACAGTACAATTCTTTCATTATCTTCATCATAAATACTGTCAATCATAATGTTGTTGAAGTTCTTACTAATATAATTGGTAAGATTATCATTTATATCAGCAATAATTTCATTCATTTTTTCATTCAGTTTACAGATTTCTTCGTAATAACTAAGTGCGTCACCGTAAGCTGTAGGTAGAATCGGTGTGCAACACATTTTAATCGGTCTAATCATATTTAACCCTCCTTTACCATAGATTCATAAACAAATCAGACAATTCTCCGATAACCAACATGTCTATGTTTATAAACGTTTCTCTGTATTCCTGCAATAGTTTACTGTAACTTTCAGTTCCCTGTTTACCCTTTACGGTTTCAAGGTACTGCTCCGTGTTTTTTAAACTTTCTTTCTTTTCTCCAGTTAGATTCCTGTTTACAGTTCTTTTACTTTCCCTATTGTTTTTCCTCACTTCATTTTCGTTTAACTGTGAATCGTTACTACTCTTGCTATCAGTGTTTGACGATTCATTATCAGTTATTTCTCTAGCGTTTGTTAGATATGTTCCGTTTGTAAGGTCGGATACGCTACCTTGCGGGGTGTCTGAATATTTGTCTAAATGATTTGTGTTATTTTCGCTTGTATTTGAAACACTACCGTTGTTCGTTCCTTTAGAACTTTTTTCTGTATTTTCATTATCTGAATACGCTTCACTCACCCCAGAAGTTTCACCGTTAGTTTCTACAGAATTTTTATCTCCTGTGTTAGCACCCTCATGCTTTCTTGTAACATCAACATCGTACAAGGGGTTAAACTCTAAAAGTGCGCTCTTGTACAATTGGTTGTAGTAAGGCATTATTTCATTCATTTTGACATTTAGCTTTAATTTCCATAGCCCCACTGTTTCTAATCCTATTTCCCTAGTGTAGAAATGCTTTAAAATCTTTGTTTCAATAACACTCCTGTAACTCTCATCAAAAATAGGAAAATCAAAATCAAAAATTTTTTCTTTTGATTTTTCAATTACTTTTTCTATCTGGGAGTAGCCAACGCTTGCTGTAAGCCCACTATAGCTTTCACAGATAGTGCGAACTTCTGTGGTATATTTTGCCATTATTCATTCACCTCCCTTTTATTGTCATCTGTGATTTTTTCTAAATCATAAATCTGGTAATCTTCTCTATAGTCTACACTTATATTAGTCCCAAACATTTCATTGATTTTTTTACATGCTTCTCTGCGCGCTTCTAATCTGGGATATCTGTTTGCAATAACACCACCTTGATTTCTTTGTACTTCATCCTGTAACATTCGTTCTTTTTTCTGAACATTTACATTTGAAATACCTAGGTATGTAAGTGCTTCGTTCCAATATTCCACCTTTAATTGATACAATCTATCAGCAACATATGGTGCGTCTGTTTTTAAGACTTTTAGTCCGTCGGTATTTAATGATTTATCGCCAAAGATAAAAGGTTCATTTCCGTCATACTGCATATACAAATTTTTCATAGTAAGCCTTTGTGCTTCATCACACAGTATCAACACAGGTGTTTTCTGGGCATTAGCGTTTACGTCAATAGCCCTATCTAAATTTGCTAGACGACGTGAAAACATTTGTATATCAAGCATTGAATTTGTTCGTAACATATTGTTGAAAATTATAACAGAATTGGTTTCGTTTAGAGTATTGTTGTACCCATTAGTCGCATATGCTCTCCTGTATTTAGGTACACGGTAAACATCTAAATTACCACCAATCATACATTGTAAGCACAAATAATCAAGCACTTCATCTTTAAAAAATACTGCCATACCGTCACTAAATAGTGTTAGTTCCAGAAAACGTTTGTCAATGGTAGACGGAAGATTTTTCCATTCAAACATACTAATGGCTAGTTCTGTTAGTCTGTTGTAGTACTGCATATATGTGGCTTGATTCAAATTAAAGGATTCGTCAAATCCTGTGTTTTTATTTGTTTTTCTTCTCCTCATATTACACCTCCTTACTCTGGCGAGTTATCGAGTGAATAGTCACCTATTTCACTTCCGTTTTTCCAATACGTTATGCCCTTATCGTGTATGTTACATATAGTACGCATGTCATCACACGGTATACTACCTGTTATTACACATCCTATTGTTTTAACGTAGTTCCAATGTGGTCTGCTTTCTATGTTAGGTATTTTAACAATATTACACGCATAGCCGTACCTAGTAAAATAGTCGTCAATTATCTGTGCGAATTTTGCATTTACACTACATCGACCGCCATAAAACTGTTGTGTAAAGTTTGCTGTGTTTACACCGCCGTTGTTAAAAGTGCCTTTAGAAATGTCAGCACGAATCGAAGCTTGATACATCTGGCTTAAAATATTACTTACCTGTCCTATAGCGCTTGCACCAATTACAGCATTAGGCTGTGTACTATATTGCGCTCCCACTGCCGTTTGTCCTATACTTGCTATAGTATTTAACGCGATTGGCGCAGAATTTTGCGCTACCCACATTTTATAACTATCAACATTCCATGAGCAGACAGGATAATTATTTAATTGTATACTTTCGGTGTTTAGTGTGGTATACCCGCCAACTTCTGTATAGCCTTGTACCCCTTTATAACTGCATGGTCTAATGACAGCTGTAACTGGTTGTGTCACAGTTCCAACTATTTGAAAAACAGGTTTTCCGTCTGCGAAAAATTCGTATCTTAAAGATAATTCTCCTCCGCTCGCGTTATCAACGTGAAAAAAATTATACGGATATGTGTATAATTTTTTATTTTTTGGTAGATAGCCATTTAGCGTGTCTGTTTCTTCAATACCATTTAAAGTTATAAATGTGCGTGCGGCTGTTGCGCCATAACCTAAAAGATGTGTTTCTGGAATAACACCGCCTAAAAAAAGCTTTGGAAACATATATATTCCAATAATAGCTTCGGGCTTTTGTGTGTATTCACTTATTTTTGCATTTACACTTGTTATATCAGTGCTGGAATAAACCCATAATTTTGCTGACCCATAGATTCCGTCATACAGTGTTCCATCTGTTGCGTTTTCCACATCGACTATTGCAATGCAAATACACATGTCACTCATCTGCGTAATAGGTGCATAACTATTAAAAACATACTCACCTGTTTCAAGAGGTTCGGGTTCAATGTGTTCACCTATACCATCTGTGGCAGTGTGTTCACGTTCAACAAAACATTGTTTCAATGAAAAATCAAACAGCCACGTTTGCATAACATCAAGTTCAAACGTCACCTCGCATACACTGTTATTGACGTATTCAACTTTCTGTATAAAAGCATAAAACCATTTACTACCGTAATTGGTATTTTGAAACATTAGATAATTACAATCATAACAAGAATCCGCAGAAAGTCCAATTTTAGCAACACCACGTTGAACACGCTGATATGTGTTGTTACTAAGATTATGCTTAGTCAAACTAGCAAAATAATTAGCCTGCTCGTCAGTATTGTAAAATAATATAGTGTGTTCATATGTGTTATCAAGTGGAACATTGTGTAACAATTTTATAGTTGTATTCGGTTCTATATACATCACATAACCTCCTAAATAATGGAGGGGAGAAGTCCCCTCCTATTTGTTACACTACTGTAATAGTAGCACTACCAGATTTTGCGCTATCATACACAGATGTTGCTGTAATGACAATTTCACCAACAGCGTTAGTACCAATATCAACAACACCACTTTGATTTACTTTTACATTTTCACCACTTGTTACACTCCATACAACCGACTGTGGGGCAAAATCTGTTGTCTGCACAACAGCAGAAAGTTGTACTCTCTGTCCTGCACTTACATTAGCTGTAGCAGGTGAAACAGTTACGCTAGTAACTGTAGGTGTTCCCGGAATAAAAAGCGCATTGTTTGCAAAAGGCGAAACAGAAAAAGTTTTCCAAACATGATACCAATAGTTCCAATACAACCCCTCACCATTGTACTGTTCAGTAAAGTTGTAGAAGTTGTCAAAAATCATAAACCAATCTTTGTCAACCATAATTGCAGGAATTGCGTCAAGTGCCTGTAAATCAGCTTCGCCAATTTCAGTGTAAGTTGGGTCATCACCAAATAACACATTTAATCTGTCAATATCTAAATCACCAAAACTATCCACAAGTACACGGTGTCCAGAAAATTCTGCCTTGTCCATGTTAAATGCAGAAGCTAATACTTCAACGTCCATTTCTGCGTCAAATTTACTGTTAATGAGTAAATATTGGTCGGTCTTTTTGGTGTGCGTCTGAACACCTGCTAAGTTGTACTTAGGTGAAAGGAACTCAAACTTGTTTGAAACACCCTTGATAGTGCTAACGATTGCTTTCATGTTTGCAGTTTCTACTGTTGGAATCGTAACAGGATATAAGTGACCGTTAATGATATGCTTAGCAAGCATATATTTCATTGTTTGAAACTCATCATAGTTTGCTCCTGTATACATTGAGTCTACAATCTTTGCAATTAAATCAGTAATTCCCTGCCATGTTAAAAATGCCTGTCTTAACTGGTCATTCTGAATTGTCACTTTGTAATATTTCTGATAATTCATAATATGAAACGCAGAACGCACATCTGGAATTTCACGCTTGAATACCGTTGATTCTGCAACATTAGGGTCGAACTGATACGGCTTTGCAATATTAACAAAAATTTCCTCAATAGTTTCACCGAACTCAAGCATACCCTTTTTGAATACAGACCACGGGTTGTCAAACATCTTTGATGTTACAAGCACTCTGCCAATCCTGTTCACCAACGCACTAAGAAATTCATTCTGTAATGCGGGGTAGTCCATAATAATTGAACCAATTTCTCTAATACTTTCTGCGTCTGGTGTAGCAACAGGAACATAATCTTTATAGTTCTGCGTTGCGTTGTTTCTGATAACGTTTAAAACATTAACAGAACTGTTTGTGAGTGTTACAATATGTGGCTTTACAGGCATAACTTATCCCTCTCTTTCTTCAAACAAATCTTCAAAATCTCTTTTTTCACCGTCAGATTCAACATTTTCTTTCTGTTTCTTCTTAGCTATGCTCGGTGTGGTTTCTGGGCTGTTAGCATTTTCGTCAAAAAATCTGTCACGATAACGTTTTTTCCAATTTTCGTCAAGTTCTTCATACTTTGATTTCCAATCGGTTTCATCTTTAGACCTCTGCTCAAGTTCATTATAGGTGTCTGTTATATCCTCGATAAAAGCAATACTTTCATCGGAAGTATCATTACCAATATGCTCTTTAACACGGTTAAAAAATTCCTCTTTTCCTAACACACTCATTTTTTATTCTCCTTTCAGCATTTCATTTACTAACGTTTGTACAGCGTTGTAATCATACCCTGCGGCAGTTAATGTTTCCTTTCTTGTTTCTCCGTTACCCCATTTTCCTGCAATAACTTCTTTTGCTAATTCTTCAACAGATTTTACATCGTCATGCGTACCTAACATAGTGTTTACTGCGCTTTGAATAGCCGAGTAATCAAAGCCTGCGGCAGATAGCGCTTCTTCTCTTTCCGCACCGTTGCCCCATTTTCCTGCGATAACTTCTTTTGCTAATTCTTCAACAGATTTTGAATCGGAGTGTACGTCTAGCATAACCCCCACCATCTTTTGAATAGCGTTATAGTCATACCCTGCGGCAGATAGCGCTTCTTCTCTTTCCGCACCGTTGCCCCATTTTCCTGCGATAACTTCTTTTGCTAATTCTTCAACAGATTTTCCACTACTCTGAATAGGTGTATTAAATAATTCCTGTTCTGCTTTTCTTCTGTTTACAAGCCCCCGCAGTGTAACACCGTTTGACTTACAATATAGTAGCATATCTGCACTTATTTCTTCGATTGAAGCTGTACCACTTTTTGTAAGTGTTTTAATGTTCCCGACGTTGTAAGCAAAAGAAACAAGAGCGTCAAACTGGTTTTGATTAAAATTATAAATACTCATGTACTTATTTACATGTGTAACAAACCTGTCACAATCTGCATATAATAATGTCGTTGCTTCTTCATCAGTAATACTCTGGTCTTCTTTAACATCTGAACCGTAATGACCATAGCCGATTGTGTAATACACATCAGATTCCTGCACTTTATAAGCCGTAAGATTGCAACCCTCAAATTTTTTGATTAATTCCATACCACTTTTTGATAATGTTCTACTACTCATTGTTATCTCCTTTCAACTTTTTAAAATGCTTTTTTAGGTCTTCTGGTGCAATTTCTGGGTTTATGCGACATATGTTTTCAATGATACTACCAATTTCCATTGATATGATGTATACACAAAACATTGTTGAAACAGGGACTTGTACACCCAAATCAATCAATGATTGTGCGTAATCAATTAACACACCAAACACTACGCATAACACTGAACCAGATTTATGAAATAGACCCTCTCTCATAGCACTTGATTCAAAATTTTTCTGTTTAATAGCGTTCCATATTCCTGTGAAAATGTCAAGCAAAATAAACAGCCCTGTTACTACGTAAACCATGTTATTACCTCCTTTCATATGTAATTATAGCATAAAGTTGACATTTTTGCAATAGTGTGATATAATTTATACATACTTTTTAAGGTGGTGAATATAATTGAATGAAACAAAGTACTATGATGGAACTAAATTATTGTCAATGAAAGATATAAATGGTAATAAGCCAGAAATATATATGTGTACTACTAACCGTACAGGTGGAAAGACTACGTATTTTGGTAGGCTGTGCGTAAATAGATTTATAAATAAGGGTGAAAAGTTCGGACTTATATACAGGTATAACTATGAACTTGATGATGTAACAGATAAGTTCTTCAAAGATATTGGTTCTTTGTTTTTTTCTAATATGACAATGACTTCAAAAAGACGAGCCAGTGGTATATTCCATGAACTATTTTTAGATGAAAAATCTTGCGGTTATGCTTTTTCATTGAATAGTGCAGACCAGATTAAAAAATATAGTCACTTATTTAATGATATTGAACGTATGTTATTTGATGAATTTCAAAGTGAAACAAACCACTATTGTTCAGATGAGGTAAAGAAACTTTTATCGGTTCATACTTCTGTTGCTAGGGGGCAAGGTGAGCAAGTTAGATATGTTCCTGTCTATATGCTTAGTAATCCTGTATCTATAATAAACCCATACTATATAGAAATGGGTATAAGTGAAAGATTGCGTGATGATACAAGGTTTTTAAGAGGTGATGGTTTTGTACTTGAACAGGGATACGTAGATAGTGCTAGTAAAGCACAAAAAGAAAGTGGCTTTAATAGGGCATTTTCTAAGAACTCTTATGTAGCATATTCAAGTGAATGTGTGTACTTAAATGATAATAAATCATTTATTGAAAAACCAACAACCAAAGGAAGATATTTAGCAACGCTAAAATACAAAGGAACTTACTTTGGTATTAGAGAATTCCCAGAAGACGGGATTATATATTGTGATGATAAGCCAGATACATCGTTTAACTTGAAAATTACAGTTACAACAGATGACCATGAAATAAACTATGTTATGCTTAAAAGAAATGATTTATTTTTATCAAACCTTAGGTGGTATTTTGAACGTGGGTGTTTTAGGTTTAAGGATTTACGCTGTAAAGAAGCTGTGTTAAAGGCTTTATCTTATTAGGTATCTGTCTTTGTGGATTTAATCGTATAATGTGGGTAGCACACTTGAAAGATAGTGCCACAATTATTTGTCGGTTTCGCTGACCGCTTTTAAGTTGCAAAGGTTATAGATATAAAGTGTAAGGCAGGGCGCGAACTTTGTTCTCCCTGCCTTTGCTATTAAAATTCAAGATTATCATAACATTCATTTCTGTATTTACATAACCAACATAAATGTTTGCACTCTCCCATTATCCATTTTATATAAAATATTTTATAAATCTTTTTTATCATATTTATTTTACCTCATTTCATAATTTGTTTCTACTAATAATACACCTCCGCGTATTCTTTTAGGCATCAATTTTCCTGGAACTTTTAAACCTACTTTAAAATCTTCTAGTTCTCTTTTTGTCGATAAAAAATTCAGTTCTTCATCTGTATAGTTATCACCCTCTTTTGGTTTATACCCATTCATAGATAATTCAAATAATTTTTTACATTTCTGCGGCATACCTGCGCACTTTATGTTGTAATATGGTTCTTTAACAGGTACACAATCTTCGTGTGTAATGCGTTCAATATATGTCTTTTGTCTGGTAAAAATACCAACGTCCCAACAAGATTCTAATTTCCAACAACAAAAATTTTTGTCATGAACTGTTATCCCTTTTATTTCTTCTGGTTCAAGGTCACAATGTATGCTATCTGTGTCTGCGTAAATAAACCCCCTTTCATTTACACCGTGGTAATTTTTCTGTGCGGCTCTTATTGTAAAATTTCTTGCATATGATGTTATTGCAGACCCTACAGGTATGTAACCCGCTTTTTTATTGTTTTCTTTAACAGGAAGAAACCCTATAGATTTATCCTCTTTAACGTAAGCAATTTTAAAGCTACTATCTGGGCTACTTGCCATTTTACCGTACAAATTATTGAGAAATAATTTAGCTGATTCACGAAGCGCCCCTTTATTCTCCATTTTAATCTTCTTGTATTTCTCTATGTAGTCATCAAATATTCCTACTTGTGTGTAAAACCAACAACCGTCTAGTATTTCAAAGTCCACCAGTTCATAATGCTCTTTAAACAATTCATAATCCGACATTGTTAATGTCAGTTCTACTCTAGTATCATGCTCTTTTCCACTACCATCTATATAATAAGGATAATATTTCTCAGTTTTAAAATCGTACACATCAGATGACTCTAACGCTTCCGTTCCTTTGTACAAAAACGACCCCTTTATTTGTATAAATGGTAACATACCGTCTTTTAAATAAAACCTTGTTTTTATTCGCACAAAATAATATGTATTATCCTGCAATGCTTTATCTGGTATATAGTTTCCGTTCCAGAAGCACGGTTTACCAACAGGATACCTATTACCAGATTCACTTGACATCATACTAGGATACAACGAATTTACATCTGCTGTCGTACCTTTATAATATTTTTTATTCTCTTTACCTTTTACTAAATAGCACCAACCCCCTTTATATGAATGTCTAAGCCATTCTCCAGCGTTTGATTCTTTGTATATAGCAGGGTCTAGTTCAAACTGGTACACGTCTGGAAAAAACAATTCATAATCATCTTTACCCATTATTCTTTTATATTCCTGTAAACAGCATGAACCTATTGTCAGTTCTGTGTGTCCTTGCTCAAACATTATTTCTAACGCTTCTTTTACTACTAATACGTCATTAGCAATATATTTTTTCTCATCATCTGTTATGGTACAGCCTGCATACCTAAAACCTACATATTCCATGTCAAGTTTTTCGTGCTTAGTTCCGAAACTTTCACCGATTCTTTTTACACTAAAAGGTAGTAATTTCAAACTATCCCTTATTTCAATGTAGTGTCCGTGCGTATGAATTATAATAGTGTACCACATTCCCTTATCGGATATGCTGTATTTGAATGAGTTGTTAGGCATATCTCTTTCTTTTAACCATTGTACTTGATTTTCTTCACCCCCTATCTTTTCATATGCTTGTTTAAACTCTAAATCTACTAATAAATATGATAACCAGAAACCGCCGTCAAATTTTAAGTTGTGATAGTACACCACAATGTTGTCATTTAGAGAAACAAAATAGTTAAACTGTTCATCTATGCTATTAAAAATATGTACATCTTCCGTAAATAATTCCACACTAGCGCTTGCCCACACTTCGGTGTTTACCTGCCCCTTATACACAGTAGTTTCAAAGTCGCCCATGAAATAGCGATATTTACGCTTTTTCATCTTCGACAATATACCCCAATTCATTATATTCAAATTTATCCATTAGGTCTTTTTTATACTGAATTGTAACGTCTGGTACATATTCAATGAGCGAAGTTGCAAATTCTGATATTGCTGTGCCGCTGTCATAAGTGTGCCTATGTAAATACTCGTGGAACTGTTGGGGCATATTTTCTAATGCTGTAGCCACACCGTCCTCACCTATGTCATGTATAAGTGCGTTTATTAATGGCATTAACATTTCATATATTGCAGGTGGAAACCCTAAAATGTATGACTTAAATCTCTGAATAACGTTTGATGAAAAACTTGGTAAGTATTGACCTTTAAGCTGTTCATGTTGTTGACTATATTCTTTGCGTTTTCGCTTCTTTCTAGTTATTTCTTGTTTTATTACTTCCTTATTCCCTTTTACAGGTATCAGTTCGCCTGTTTCCTCTATAAGAAATTCGCCTTTCTTCCTTAAAGATTCTGGGGATATCTTAGCTAATCTTCTAACACTTGCCTTTGTTATTCTTTTTGGCTTATCTGGCAGTACATTCTCTGGAAATACATATCCCTGTTTTTTTGCTCTTATTATAGCTTGTTTTAATCTTTTTCTTTGTTTGCTATACTCTTTTTCTACAGATGATTGCTTTCTTCTAGCCATAACGTTATCTCCTTGTTATAAATATACCCCCCTCTAATACTAGAGGGGGATATGTGTCAGATTACTGGATACTACAGGTAATAAAATCTTTTCCCTTGTAGTTTTTGCTAGGTAATTTGTATGCCTTGACAGCCCATTCTTCCTGTTCTCCGTCCATTTCTTCATAGATATTAATAAAACTTGACCAGAAACTCTCTGAACCTGTTACATACTTTGTGCCGTCTTTATCAATAACAATGTAATTCTTGTAATCAACGTTGTCTGACTTCTCATTATGAATGTTAAGTACTGCATACATAGCAGGATTGATAACGATTGCGCCGTTCTCTGTTGCTTCATCGAGTTTAACCGCGTCTGCCGTATCCTTTATTCTGATTCTCTCTTTAGCTGTTAATTCCTGACTTGTTTCTCCGATTACTACTGAATACCCTGTCAATGTCATATTTTTACACCTCTTTCTTATTCTTCACGGCTGTCTTTTTCATCTGGAACAATTGGTTTTCTTGTTTGCGGGTCAAGAATTGTAGCCATTTTAATGAATAGCTGTTCTTCCATCCCGTACAAAAACTCTGCTTCTTCCTTGTGTACAATGTGAACCGCCTTTACATCTTCGGTGTCCACTTCTTCCCGCACTTTTTTCATTAATGACTTCTCATCTTTGAAAGTTCTAGGGAATGAAACAAGCTTGTTAAAAGGCTCGGCTGTTAAAGTGTTTAAGCACAAAACATTAGCTTGTGTGATAGTAATACTTCTTGTTACCATAGGTGTTCTTGCCATAATTTTTTCTCTCCTTTTGTTTTTGGCTTTTTTGTCGTGAGTGATAGTTTTTTTACATTCTCATCGTCATCAGTTTTCACCTCCATATATATTTTTTGAGATGGAATATAAAATAAACCCACATCTAACTTCTGTACATCATAACCGCATATGAGTTGTTCGTATATTGCTTGTAAAATCACTATCACCTCACTTTTCATTGTTTTACAAGATAAGTTCTTTTTTCCTTACCTTGTAAAACAAGTATAACATAACATCACAAATAAATATACATACATAATGTAAACAATTTATGAACAAATTATGAACAATTCTATCGGTTGTTTATTCTTTGCATAATAACACTCCTGCTGATTTAATCATTCTAAGGTGCAATTTGTAAGTATAATTTTGGTGACAGCCTAAAATATTTGTTCTCCTATTCTTCGGGTTTTAATAGAATAGGGAGTTACCCCTATTCTATCGCCTTTCTAGTTTCGGGGTCAAGTACTTTTGCGTGTTCTATGAAATCTAACTCTGACATGCCGTAAAGTATTTCATTTTCAGCAATATCTTGAATTGCAACTACCTTGAATGTATCAGTTTCATAGTCTTTCTTTAGTGCTTTTAGCGCACTATCTGTGGTAGAATAGTTACCAGTTAAATGGTACGAATTGATTGATGTTTCAGCTGTTGTTACATCAATACATAATGCTTCACATTTTGTTACAACTACAGTCCTTGTTACCATTCTTTCTCTTGCCATAATATTTACTTTCTCCCCTTTACCCATGGGGGCTAGGCTATATTTGCGCTTATTGCGCTAGTGGTAGGGGCGGAATCGAACCGCCCATGTAACCGTTCTACCTGTTAACCCATATCAGATAGCTGTTATTTGCTGTTTCATACCTCACGATATTCTCACCATTCAATTCACCAACCCATGAGCAAGTAAACTGAAAAGGATTAAAAGAACAAATTCCAAAACCCATGCTGTTTTTGGTTTTTAGATATTCGTTATAGCAATAATTATAAGCATTAATCTTTGCCTGTGATGGCTTATTATAAGCTTGCTCAAGCGTGAACGCAACACAGTGCGAAGCGCGATTAAAAATTTCCCTACCCTTTGCCGAACTATAATTCAATTCTATCATAAAATTCACTTTCTCCCCTTATCCCATGGGGGCTAGGTCGTATTCTGTTATTCTGTTATTCCTTAACTTGTACCTTTATTATATACCTATTACCCCCCATAAGTCAACACCTTTATGCAAAAATAATTGTAAACAATTTATTAACAAATGGGGAAACAGTGTACCCTATTTCAAGTTTAAGG